TTTGTAAAATGCTGTATTTTAGCTTATTATGACAAAAATAACTCGGCTTCTAATTTTCGCCTATTTGTTAGTCCTGGTACTTCTTTTCCTTGAACTTTATTCCAGCGTAGAAATTCGGCTGCTACAGCGCTAGTATTTTCGCCTGCATTAAGTTTACGAAGTAGCGTAGATCTTCCAAATGCGCCTAGTCCTATATTGTAAGCCAAGCTAGTAAGCGCCGCTAGTTGATTTTCTGTTACTGGACGTTTTAGTAATGCTTTTACGCGGCCCTCGGTGCTTGCTGTAGTGATCTTTAGCCACTCCAGCGCTTTTGCTTTTGTGATAACGTCGCCCTGCTTAATTGGTAGGCCAGTTTCAGGGTTAATGGTTGTACCGTAGCCAATAGTCCAAATGCCGCCGCTGTCTGCATAGGCGCGTAGGCGCAGGCCCTCAAACTTTGCTATAATCTTTTCTGCTGACACTTTACCAGCAAATAAAATAAGCGCTACTATTGCTAGGCCAATAATATAATTTTTGTACTGGCGCATTCATTACAAACCTGTTTTGTCGTAGTCCTTTGCTACTCCCAGGCCCAGGCCAGTTGTTATGGCTGTTATGCCCTCGATTGTTTGTCCTTTTAAAATTAGTGCTACGCCGGTAACAATGCTTGCTAGACCAAAAAACGTAGTTTTCCAGTTACGCGGTTTTTTTATTTTCATAACGTGTTAGGTTTTATTTGCTGAATTAATACGTCAAGCTTAGTTTCTAGCCTAATTAGGCGCTCTCCGTGATCATCATGCTTTGCCTGCTTTTCTTCTAGCGCTTTTACGCGCTGGTGCAGTACGGCCCAGCTGGCGCCGGCACTAAAAATACTAGTTACTATTATCGCTATTACCTGGCTGTCCATTTTCTTGTTTGCTTTGTTCTGCAATTTGTGCGTTCAGTTCTCGCAATTTTGATTGTAAAAATTCAATGTTTGCTAATAGATCGTAAGCCTGCGCTTTTAGTTCCTGTACGTTTGCCATTGTTTAAGGTATTAAGGTTAAATTAAGTTGCTCGCAAATATACTGATAAGCCGCTAAATTAACGTCGCTAGCAGTACCCCAGTCAGCATAAGCCTGGCCGCTGATTGTAGTATTTCCCTGGGTTAGTGACTGCTTTGTTTCGCCGTCCTCGCTAGTTGTTACTTTACTTATGTTCCAGTAAAACTGCGCATAATCAGAAAGGTTGTCGTTTACTATACTAGCGTCAATATAGTTGCCAGTTTCGCTTTGTCCGTTTTGCCAGATCTGTACTGGCTGAATTGAATATCCCATTTTTATATTTTTACATTATTTGATAAGTGATATAAACAAAAACATTATTAACATTTGCATTAGCAACTGATATGTCTAATGATCTATTAGAACCACTACCACTAATTGAAAATGTTGCGGCACCTACAAAACCAGCTGACCAATCTAATGCCTGAATTTGTGCAATTCCACTATTAGGAATACCCCAACCAGTATTAGCAGCCCCTATTAATAACAAATAACTTCTTTGTGCATTTCCATTGAGTGTCCATTGAATTGTTACTGCTACTTGTATCGTTCTATTAACTGGAAAATTACTCCATATTGTTGTTGTGGCTGTACTGGTTAATGTTGCAGCAAGAGTTAAAGATTGTGTAAGAGTACTTCCTATTGCGGTATCGCCACTAATTGCAGCCGTTCCATTAACTTGCAATTTTTGCCCCGCGTCTGTTGAAGTGCCGATAAGGACATTTCCGCTGCTATCGTTTAACACTAAATTGCCGCTGCTTAAACCACCAGTTGTATTTGCTGCTATTGAAGCATAAGTATTTCCAGTTGTTGCACCAAAACCAAACAATAACCTTGTTCCAGTTGTACTATTAACAAAATCACTAGTATTTAAGTTTAGTGCAAATTGACTACCTGACAATGCAGATATTTGACAAGATAAAAGCGGATTTGTAGTATTTATTCCAAAATTACCACCAGTAAATACAGTATTGCCACCACTACCACCTAATTGATTAGTTCTAACTTGAAAACCAGCAAAATTATCAATGTTCAATCCGTTACTTTCGTAACCAGCAGCGCCATTACCTCTTAACATTCTTGTAATGACTGTAGATCCAGCCTTAAAATCAATATAATTTTGTGCTGTTCCGCTTGATCCACTATTATTATTGATAAAAATAGCCGAATTTGTAGCTGCGTTACCAACTACGTTAATATAACTTGCAAAATCGGCTACTTGTGCAGCAGTAAAAGTTACTGCTCTAGTTCCGGCATTTGTTTCTATTTCTACTGTTCCACTAGCATTGTAATTTGCAAGCGTTACCCTATCACTAGTCCAATATAGCGCACCGTTTCCAGCTGTCATACCATTTAGATAGTACGCGTCAGCTATTAGATCGCCAGTTAAATTACCATTACCAGTAATTTGTAAAGCGTTGCCGTTATTTACTGTGCTTTTGATTAAAACATTGGCCGCAAAGTAGTTTAAATCGCTTGTGCCCTCTTGATAGATTCCCCAGCGGTTTGTATAGGTTACTGTACCAGTATTTGCTGTTTGATCATTAATTAATAGGCCGTAATTATTTGTTACTGTTACTGCTGATCCGCTATTATCAGGAAATAGTACGCGCAGGCCTGCCAGGTGCGTGATAGTTCCTGTAGCTGATCCGGCAAAGGCCCAGCCAGCTGTAATGTTACTATACGGCCTAATTTGTGTACCCTGGCTCATTGTTAGGGTACCAGCGCCAGTAAAACTAACGGTATTGTATGCGTCAAGTCCAGTTCTAGCGCCGCTAGGTATTGTAGCGTTTCCTGCTAGGCTTAAATCTAGGCTTGCACCTAGCGCCGTAATTGCGTTAGGACTGCTAAAACTAGTTCCAGCAGGCACGTTTAAATTATAGTCAAAGTAGTTTCCTCTCGCTAGTCCTGTACTATACGTTTGAACTGCTGTAAATTCTGTTTTGTTAGTAGCTGCTAATACTGCAATAGCGTTTGTAGATAGTGAAGTATTGTATAACTCAAAAAAGTTTGTGCCTGCATTGTAATTATCCCCTATGCGCCACAGTCCAATACCGCTGCGCTGAAAAGCTAATAAGCTATTTACTGTTGCGCTGGTAGCATTTAATTGCGCCATAACTCCGCTACCGTGTACATCAAGTTCAGCTGTCGGCGCATTTGTATTGATACCTAGCGCCCCTGCTGTATTATCCCAGTATAAATTTGCGCTAGATCCTATAGCCTGGCTGCTGGTAAAGTAGGCCACTTGCGTAGCTGTACCAGTACCAGTAATAGTGCTAGATCCTGGGCCGCCGATTAGATCCCACGTTGTGCCGTTATCTCTGTAGATTTCAAAAGTATCTGTAGAAACAAACAGCCTACCAGTTTGGCCTGCCGCTGGACGGTTAGCAAACGTATTGCTATTAATAGACGGACTGCCTAGCTGGTTTAATATATTAAAATTGACAAACATTAAACGTATCTTTTAAGAACTACCGTAAGTTGATTAACGCCTGCGCCGCTAAAATTAAATGTGTAAACTTTTACATTAATCTCGTTTAAATTGCCTGTGATATTTAGCGATTGGTTAGGCGTAAGTAAAAAGCCGTCCACTGTTACGTTAGTAGTTCCCTGGTTTACAAAAATAACGCTGTTAGCATTAGTGTCTGTTTGACTACTACTGCTAAAAATCTTTGTTTCTGTTATGTATTGTCTGCATGTCATCTGCACATATTTTTATCTTTTGCATATTGATCTGCAAAAGTTGTTTCATCAGGTAAAAAAGTTGTTTGATCGACAGCGTCAGCAACTAACTGCCTAGCTGTACTAGCGGCTGCCTGGGCGCTAGGCGCTCTCAGCCCAGTTTTCTTTTTTTGCATAAGCAAATAATATAGTACTGCTGCCCCTGCTATGTATAACCATGTTTGTTTCATACTCTTATTTTAAACAAGCACTGAATTGTCGTTAAAACCTTTTATTCTTATTCCTTGTGATAATGATTTTGTAACTGCTTTAGCCTGCTTTCTTGTCGCTGTCTTTGTTTTTATGGCACGCTTTACTGCCATTTTTCTAGCCTGCATAGCTGCTTTTTCTTTTTCTGTTTTAGGCGCAAATAATTTACTAACTATTTCACTACCTACATCAATTAGGCTAGGCTTGGGCGCTGTTCTGTATTGCTGATATTCTCTTTCAAACTGCTCGCCTGTTTGTATTTCAGGCGATTCAGCTGTTACCGTTACTCTAGGGCGTCTGCGAAACGCCATAAAAGCAAGCGCTGCGCCTGCTACTAGTAGGATTGGTAATATATTTTTTTTCATCTGTTTGGTAGTTTATTGGTAAAGGCTATTAATGTTTTTAGCTGGCTATCGGAAAGTCCGTCCCAGGGTAATAGACCGCCACCATTTGTTAAAAAAGAAAGTAGATCCTCTTTATAGATCTGCTGAAAAACATCTGCTAGAAATGATACTGCTGCTTTGCTCGGCACTCTACTAAATGCTGCTAGTACAGCGTTAAAGTCGTCCTGGAAAATTCCAAAGGCGTTATGAATCTGTCTAGCCAGCCTTTCTGCCTCGGCGCGCACTATTAATCTGCCACCTACTCTTTTATAGTAACTAGGTTTAAAATAACTATTGGGATCTGTAATTAACTGGCTAGCCGCTTGTGATCCTGGCCCTGCAGCTAGTCCACCAGCAATAAGTATGCGCTTAATTGCCGTGAATGCTAGCAGGCCGCCAGCTATGTAGATTGCGTCCCTGGTTGTTATTTTCATTTCCGTAGCATTGATAACAGCATATTAATTTGCGATTCAGGCATGGCTGCCAGCTTTGCCAGGTCGTCTGCTGTTACTCCCTTACTAAATAGAATTTGTAGCGTTGTTTCAATATCCTGTGTTCCACTTACGGCCTGCACTCTAGGTCTTGCAAAATTACCTACTAAATTGCCTAGCGCAGTAATTAACATTTGCTGCACTTGGGGCTGTTGTAACATTCCTGCTAGTATGCTACTAGGCGTTACTGGCTCTGGCTCTTCTTCAGCGTCTTGCTCATCTTCTAGCCGTTCAGCGCGTAGTGCGCGGATCTCGTTTAATATCTCATTATTAATCTGCGCCTGCTGGTTGCTTACGCCGTAACCTGCTATCATTCCTAGCGGCGCTTCATTAACTACGAATACTTTGTTAAGCGCTGGCGTTGCTTTTTCTTTGTCTTTATCGTTAAAAATTCCTAGAACAAAGTTGTTATAGTCGTCGCTAGATATTAACGCAAGTTCGGACTGCAGCTTTTGGTAGCCGTCGTCCTTATCCTTACCGTCATAAGCGCCAGTAATGTTTCTAGGCATAACTGAAAACCTGTACAACTTCCAGGCCGCTTGCGGCTGTTCATTGTACCAGTTTAATACTGCGCCTGCAGTTCGTAGTTGTGCAGTAGCTGCCATAATTAGATATAATAAACTCCAAAAATGAAACTAAAATTTGCTGTGTTAGCTGGTGCGCTGGCGATTGAGATAAACGACTTATCCCAGGTTACCTTTTGCCCCTGAAACTCAAATAATGCACGAACAAACGGCGTACTAGCAGTTGTTGTTGCTTGTGTGCGCACTAGTGAGATCAAAGGTATTCTGTAAAGATCCTGGCGCTCGTTAGCATATAACACAAGATAGGACTTTTGTAAAATTGCAGCTGTCGGTGTTGCTACGTTGTTAGGCGATACAGTTTGTGTATCAACTCCAAATGTTTCCATAGCTAACAAGCTAGTGTAGCGCAGTTTTGGTAGGTCAGGAAACGACCATTGTGTTTGCGTCTGTCCAGCTGCTACTCCTGGTACTAGTAACTCTACTAGTTCGTACTTCGCGGCTTTAAATGCCATTTTGATAAAGTTTAAATAGGGCCAGCACTAGGCTGGCCCTGGTTAAAAAAATTAACGTACTGGTGTAACGTTTTGTGCCAAATGACCTCTTAAAATCAAAATAGCGCGGCTGTTTGTTTCTACAGCTGCCATAGCTTGTGGTAGTTGTACCTGCAAGCTATTTTGTTTTGATCCTACTAATACCCATGCTGGCTCGATTGGATAAAACGCGTTTTCGCTACCGTCATTTTGATCTACAAAAGCTTGCGTGTTAGCTGCGTAGTAGGGCGCAGTTTGTGCTTGCGTTTGTGGTACAAAATAGTGTCTGTAAAGATCATAAGCCGGTACAATTTGACGGTTATTTACTGTTAATGTTAAACTAGAGTTATACCAGTTTAACAAACTAGTCGCCGTGTTAGCTGCACTAAATGTGATTGGACTAGGGTAAGTAAATAAACGGTAATTGCTTGCTGTGCTGCTACTAGGTACAGCGAAAAATAATCCCATTGAAGAACATACAAACGCGTCCTGTAAATTCAAACGCTGCTCTGTGTTAAAGCTAGTTGTGTTTGAACTAGAAACGTCGTTAGTTAATACTGGAAACTGATAGTTTGTGATAGTAGTTGATAAACTTACTTCCAAACGAAGATAGGACTGTGAAAGTACAGCCTGTCCTAGCGAAAAACCAGCGCTATTGATAGCCTGTTTCGCTTTTTCAAATGCTAGGCGTGTGCCTACTGCTGTTGCCATTGTTTTTGTTGCCCTGTTCGATTGCCCAGGGCCGGGCTTTTAGTTTTTAAATAAAGGTGAATACAGCTGGTATTGTTTTAGTCCTCGTCGTCGAATCCTGCCAGTACAGTAAGGTCGTCGCCAGCCATTACGCTGTCGTCGCCTGCTATTACGCTGATATTGTCAGGTACTTCGCCAACTGTTACTGGAAAAGTCATTGTGTCGTCCATTTGTCCTAATGCAGGAACTAATTGACCAACTAGACCAGCGCCGCCTGCTGCGATCATACCGTTTCCAACTGCTTTACCAATATCCCCTTTAAGGATCATTGGAAAAGCTAGTCCGATACCTACTACTGCAGCGTTTTTAATGCGCTCGTCGCCTACTGGTATAAAACCAGCGACTTTTTTACCAATAACTGCACCAGCGATAATTCCTAGAGCAGCTGTAATGTTGGCTTTGCCAACTGCACCCATACGACGACGGCGTGTGCTGCGTCTGCGTGTGCTTTTTCTACGTCTTGCCATTTTTTGTTTATTGTTAAGTTAATACGTCCTAATTACCATAGTAGCTTGTCAGCAAAGTAGCCTGGCGATCCTTTCACTTTTCTATCTTTTGCATGCCTGGCTTTGTAAAGTTTTCGGCGCTGATCTGCTACTGCCTTACCGAATAACTTTTTGTAGGTCGGATAGTCCAGGTATCCCCTGGCGCCTACACTTGTTACAAAATTTCCTTTTCTGTCATAAACATCAAGTTTTTTATCTGCCTTACTACTGGGCCGCACTTTTACATTTAGTCGCTTTGCCTGGGCCAGCGTGTAGGGCAATATCTTATACATTAAATACTCTTTTTAAAAGAATTTTGTAATGATTTTAAATATCTTTTATTGTGTGGTATAAAATTATTTTTAAGATTTCTAATATCTTGCATTAACAAAGATCTATTTTCTTTGCTTTTAGAATTTTTATAGGCATTTTTTAATTTTTCTAAAAGTTCGCTTTGTTTTATTATTGTATTTTTTGCCTCGTCAATCTTTTTTAATGTATCATTACGAAAACCACTCATAACGCGGATATTAACGTTATGGCTTTTAGTATCTGTGTGCATTTCACTAGTGCGCTTGCTTTTTTTAGCTTTTACTCTAGTTGCTGCTTTCTTTTTAGGCGCTGCACCTACTTTTTTACCAGCGCGCTGTTTGCTGTAGCTAATTGCAAACGCTTGCTTTACAGCTTGCGCTTGTGTTAATTTAGGGTTTTTCTTGCGCAGTTTTTTAGCTTCGGCTACTACTGCTTTAAATTTTGCCCTGGCTGCTCTTTGTTTCGCTGTCATTTTATTTTCTAGTTACAAAATACAGAACAGCTGCGCCGCCCAGTATTAAGGGTAAAAAATTAGGTTTGCCTGTCGCTACTTTTTCTGTAAAAGCTGGCGTCTGTGTTATTTCCATACTAGGCGCGCTATCCTCGTCAAAAACCTGGTCGGCTGTATCAATGTTAGCCGCCTCGGTTGCTGCTTTAGGCTCTAGCGCTTTTTTTGCTAGTTCCTGCGCTTTTGCATTTAGCGCGTCTTTTCCTAGTTGTACTAGTTCCGCAGGATCAATACCAATATCGCGTAGGACGTTTGCTACTTTTACTAGTAATGGCGCTGCCGCTGTTGCTGTTGCTGCAGCTGGCGCTACTCCTATGTAACTTTCGTCGCCAAAAATTCTTTTTTTCTTTGATCCTTTTTCCCAGGCTGATTTTAACGCTTGCAATTTGCCGCCTACTCCTTCCCAAAAATTAGTAATCTTGCTGGGCGCTTTTTGCCAGGCTGCTGCTAATTTATTTCCTAGTCCACCAAAGTTTAACGCTACCAGCGCTAAAAATGCGTTGCGTACTGGCGCTGCTGCTACTTTTAGTACAGCTTTTGCACCTTTCTTAAGCACTTGCCCTGCTGTACGTCCAGCAGCTTTGCGAGCAGCTTTCACTTCTGTTACGGCTGCTTTTTTCGCCGCTTTTGTCGGCGCGCTTTTCTTTGCTGCTTTAGCAGCTTTTAGGGCCGCTTTTTGTTGCGCTGTTGCGCCTACTCCGCTAATTGAATATAAGGCCATAGGTTTTCTATCTGTTGCGTAGGTGTACGCTTTTTTAAAGTCAAATTTATTTAGTACAGGATCTATCCAAATTTCATTTTTCGTTCCAGGATTAACTACTACAAAAACATGCTGCGGCTCTTTGTTAAACACTCTGTAGCTTGCAAACCTGTAAGCAAATGGTATGCCTAAATTTTGCAAAATTCCGCCAGCAAATAAAGCATAGTGTTTGCAGTCGCCGTAACCCTGCGCTAGTATTGCGCTAGGACTTTTTACAGTTTGTCTGCTGCCAGGCTCTATTACATATTTTACATTTCCTTTGAGAAAATTAAAAATTTTCCTAGCTGTATCTCTGTTAGATCCTGCGTTAAAAAAAGAACTAATTTTTGCATAATCGCCAGCGTGCCTATTATGCGCGTCCAGTATTGCCGAAATAATATCGCCAGTGCTTTGATCGTCTGTTAGCATTTCTCGGCGATTTTCAAACGGCGCTAACTGGCCCATTAATACGTTCACGTTCATATTGTACGACTTTCGCTAATTGGTACAACTAGTCCGTCCACGTTAGCTGTTCCCTGAAAACTAGCTGCAATAGTACCTATTGGCTGCGTCAAAATTTCTTTTACTGATTGAAAAACTCCAGTTGCGCTAGGTCTAGCTGTAAGGCGTAGAATACTTTCGCTGTTAGGTAACACTTTCTGATCGCCAAATGCTGATACATTTGCCAGGTACTTGTCATTAACACTTACTGATCCAGTTATACTTTTTATAGTGATAGTTTGATTGGTCGGATTCTGCACCGCCATTTCCACGTTAATTGTGGGTGCTAGTAGCGTGCCGCCTGGGCGCAGGCTGCGCAGCATAAAATTTGCTTTTTGGCCGAATCGAAGTTTAGAAAGTAAGTATATCGCGGCGACGCCACCAACAATCCAAAATAAATTTCGCATTATGCTATTGCTAGCGGCTTTTTAGATCCTGTCGTTTGTTAGTTCCGAAATTATATGATCGCCGCCACGCTACCAAATTTTTGCGGCTTAACATTGCAATTTTTTGTGTGGATAACGACTTTTCGATTTATATATGCAGGTCTTTATAGGACCTAGCATAGATAAATCGAAGTTACGGAAAAAAATGTGAATAAATAATGTATTTACTCAAAAAAATATCCACAATTTTTCAGCTGTATTGACCTTTATTTAAAAAAAGTATAGTTCTTAAGGTATAGACATAAAAAAGGCCCTAGTAAAAACCAGGGCCGGACCTCATGCAATTAAACCAATACTGCTTCTGTTACGAATTTAGCGCTTATTTCTCAAAATCGCGTATAAGCCAGCTACGGCGCTCAAATTTGCCCGATTCTTTTTCGTACCAGTTAATATACCAGGCGCCGGACTTTAGGGCAAATTCGGCAAATCTTATGGCGTTAGATATGTTTCTGTACTTTCTTGGCCGCTTCGTTCCTGGCTTAAAAAAAATAATTGCAGTTTTTAACACTATTGCCATTATTTACTATTTTTGTGATGAATACAGCTGACTTGCGGTTAGTTCCGTAGTCGTTTGTCTGCAGCCAGTCGAGTTTACTCCTGGCTGCTTTTGTTTTAAAATGGTAGATCGTCTAACATTATGCTATCAATGTTACCGTCTTTGATTCCTGTTCCCATATTGAGCCGCTGCTGCTCGGCGCCTGGCCCCTCTTGTGGTTTAGGTACAATTTCAGTAAATAAGATTCGCAAATAATTGCCGCCTGTTTTACTCTTGTTAAGCCAGCCAGCCATTTTGTACTCTTTATCGCCTACTATTGCTTTGCCGCTGTAGTCAGGCGAAAATTCTTTAGCCTTTTGCTGGTTTCTGTAAAGGCTGCCGCTGTTGTTTTTAGTATCCATAGTTTTTGTGTTCAGTTACCCCTGTCCCCGGTTTAAGATTTTTATATTTCACTATAAATAAATATACCAGTCCTTTGATCAAATTTTTTTTTATTATCTGTTGGCGGTATAGCTGGTTTAATTATTGTACACAATCTTCTGTCTTTATTAAAATAATTTTGCCAAATTTCAACTTTCATATAATCGTCGCAATCTTGCATCATTTCATAGGCATAATGATACAACTGGTGTATAGTACATTCATCAAAAATAAATTCATCAATAATTATATTTTTACTATTTAATTTTTTTATGTAGTAAAACATTATTTTGAATTTTTTATTTTAGAAAAATACTTTTTAGCTTTTATGCTTTTTTTCATAGGTTTATATTTTTGCTGTTTTTCTTCTAAATACAATACTGTTTTACCATTTACAGTATGCTTGCTTTTAATTTTCATTTTTTCCCCTTTTTATTTAGTGTAATAGTTTCCTGCTGTATGTACGGCACTTGTTGCCACTTTCCGTCAAAATTCATTATCGCTACTGGATCAAAGTCGTCTGAACTGCGCAAGTATTTTGGTTTTAGTACAAACTGTCCGGCCTCTTTATTTTTCTCAACGATCATGGTGCTTTGCGCCCAGCGGTCTGTATTAGATCCTAAATGCCCTAGCGTTTCGCCCTGACCTTTACCCAGGTGCAGCACGCCTATCATTAAGACGTTGTACTGTTTTGTGATCCGCTTAAACCAGTTCGTAAGCCTGCGCGTTTCTTCTTCACTATTGTAATTTAAACATAGATCCAGTAGGCCGTCCACAATAATACAGGCGCAGTCCTTATTGTCAATAAGATACTGCTCAATCATTGCGCGGATACGTCCAGGCATATCCTCACGCAAACTAAATGCGTCAAAAGTTTCAGGTAGTTTTTTTTTATCTGCTAGTGCTAGTATCTTATCAATTTGCCTATAAAAGTCATAGTCGCTCATCTCGGTATCAAAATAGCCGATCCTGGGCCTATCTGTAGGCAGCTGCAGTTTCATTCCCCAAATGCCCTGGAAGGGCGGCACTAGGGCCGAGGCTGCAGCTGCACCCACAAACGTACTTTTACTAGCTTTTGGCATGCCGCTAAAAATAATATACGACTGAAGCTGGCCCACTACTTTACTTTGAATCGTAAATATAGGCTGCTGACTGATTGGCCGGTGCGCAGGGTTGTACTTCCTGGCCTGTAGTAGGTCGGTTAGCTTCGGTAGTTCGTTTGTCATTTGATCTTAAAAATTCCAGTAACTAGCCAGCCATAACATAAATAGTAAAATAACCAGTAGCCAAAATTTAGGGCTATTCAATAATCTGTAAATTATCTTTTCCATTGTTATTGATTTTAGTTAATTCATCTAGTAGTTCCTGGGCCATAACAATAGCGGCCTGCGCAGGTGTAAGCATGTCGCCATTTTTAGAAAGTTTTTTTGTACTTGCTAGCTGCAAATAATGCGGTAAAAGTTGCAAGCTAAAATACTCTAATTTAGATAGTCCAGGGATCGGCGCAATAATGCGGCCTAAATTGTCCTGCGCCACTTGCGGTGGAAACGCTGGCTGATTGTAGTTTTCCATTTTTTGTATGTTTTAATTAAAAAAATAATTAGATAGGCTAGTTCAATAAATACTAGCACGACTACACATATTACACCAGTCCAAACTAGTGTAAATAAAAAACCTAGTTTATCGCACAATTTCATTGGGCAAGTATTGAGAATTAGTAAACTGGCGCTGGTAATAGTCAATGCTATCGCTAATTAGGACGCGCACTTCCATAGCCAGGTTAAACGGCAATAGGCGCTGCTCAATAAGCGCTTTGCTGCCACAATCAAAAGTAATTTCGATAGTAACTTTTGATCCGTCTAAATTCTTGCCTAAAAACTGTAGGGTGTTAATTTTATCCTGAAGCATTGACTTGTACGCTTCAAGATCAATAGCTGAAGTAGCCATGATTTTAATTTTTGGTTAATTGTAAGTTCGTTTGTCGCTACGAATTTATAGCAACTTTTTTCATATAAACAAAAAAAAATTAGTACACTGTACTAATTAATTTTGTAAAATGCTGTATTTTAGCTTATTATGACAAAAATAACTCGGCTTCTAATTTTCGCCTATTTGTTAGTCCTGGTACTTCTTTTCCTTGAACTTTATTCCAGCGTAGAAATTCGGCTGCTACAG